GGCGAGGTAGGCGCTACCGCGCCCGTGCCGCACGCGCGGGGGGAGGATGCGCGCCGCGGCGTGGAGGAAGGGCTCCAGCTCGTTCGCCTGCCGCGGCGTGAGCGGCGGCAGAACCCAGGCGAACTCTACGAGGCTCTCGACGTGCTCCCAGCCGGCGGTCTTCTCGCGGATGGTGTCGCTGCGGCGGTAGACCGCGAGGAGCGGGAACCGGAAGTGGTGCGCCATCAGGAACGGCGACGGGTCGATGGTGACCGACGTCGCGACGGCGCTCGCGATGGTGAGCCCTTCGAGCGCGGCCTGCGCCGTGAGCCGGCTGCCGAGGTAGGCGTCGAGGACGGCGGCGAAATAGGCCGCGATGTGGTGCACGACAGGGTCGGCGTCGACGAGCGCGCTGTTCGTCGTCGCCGGGGTGAGCGGGAAGCGAACGCCGCCGACGCCGTAGGTCTCGAAGTCGGTCATCGCTGCATCGCCTGCGCGACACGCTCGTGGAGCGAGAGCGAGAACGCGATGGCTCCGTCACGCCTCGCGTTCGCCATGAACGGCCGCTTCGCCGTGCCGGGGTGATTCACTTGCTTGGCGCGGACGAGCACGCCGTTGACGCGGAACACGAGGAAGGGCGCGCGGCGCGCCTTGATGACGTGCGGGCGCGTGCCGTTCTCCATAAACGTCGCGTGCCTCACGACGGGCGTGCCGGCGAGCACCTGCCCGCTGAACGCGCCCGAGTCCCACTGGCGGATGCTCCCGCGGAGCGCCCCCGTGCGGTCCTTGAACAACGTCGTGTCCTTGGCGCTGTAGAGCGCGGCCTGCGTCGCATCTCGCACGGCCTGCATGCCGGCGTTGCGCAGGCGCGTCTCAAGCCAGCCGACGGAGCGGATGAACGCGCTCGCGTCGAGGCGCGAGTTCAGAAGTCACCCATGCGCTGCCAGTTGCGCGCTGGGGTCGGCACGGTCGGGAACTCCGCGTCGCCAGAGCGCACTTCGGCGCCGACGTTCGCGGGCGTTCCGGTCGCGGCCGGGAGTCGCTGCTTCGACTTGACGAAGCGCTCCATCTTCGCGATAGCGTGGTCCTGGAAGCGCTGCCACGGCTCCTCGCCCATTGCCTTTACGAGGTCGGGGCGACGGCGCGCGCAGTAGGCGCACGCGAAGTCGATCGCGGCGTACTTCACGATCACCGGCGGGTCGGCGAGCGGGAAGGTGACGTCGTCGTAGACGCCTTCAAGGAAGGAGTCGCACTCCGCCGACGCGTACTCGAGGCACGCGTCGACGGCTTGCGCGTTTGCTTCGCCGCTGAGGTCATCGTCGAACACGGCCTTCACCACGTGGACGCTGAGAGCGTTCTCTAGGTCGTCTTGCGTGATGTAGGCCATGGTCGTTCAGTCCTCGATGGGGCGCATGCAGTGGGCGAGCTTCGTCACTTCGCTCTCCGGGATGGCGACTTCGTCGCCGACTCCGTAGGTGCGATCCGTGTCGAAGTACTGCCCGGCGTAGATGCGGCAGATGACGACCCCGCCGCTCTTCGGCTTCGCCTTCACCAGTTCGGCGAACGGCGCCGCGGGGGCGGGCTCCGAGGCCGAAGCCTCGCTCTCGCTCCCGTCGACGTCCTTCGCTTGCGGCTTCTTCGCGAACGCCATCAGGCTCACCCGATCGGGGTGGTGATGAGGTAGCCGGTGTCCGAGGCGACGACCTTGTCGTCGTCGGAGACCGCGACCTTCGCGTACCAGCGGCCGTCGTAGCCGACGCGGCCGTCGTACCACTGCGATGCCTTCGGCGCGCCGTTGAGGCGGAACGTGTAGGCGAAGCTCGCGTTGCGGATCGTCGGGCGCGAAGCCACGCGGACGATGCCGAACGTGTCGCTCCAGATGCGCGAGTAGGACGCTGCGGCGCCGATGTTCCCGGTGTCCTCGCGGGCGTCGCCGACGAGGATGTTCGAGAGGCCGAACCAGCTCGCAAGCATCGCGGGAGTCGCGAGGCCGGGGCTGGAGCCGTTGTACTTGAACAGGTCGAGGATCATCGGGTGACGCGCGAGCACGTCCCAGACCGAGCGGGAGCAGAACCCGACGAAGGCGCCGGGGCCGCGACCCTGCCAGCACGCGGCCTTCGCCGTCTGGATGTCCTTGACGGGGTTGCCGCCGACGTCCCAGCGGTTCGCCGCCGCGGTGGCGCCGGGGTTCGAGCCGTAGTTCGCCGACGTGGTGAGCAGCGTGGCGACACGCTTCTCGCGGCGGAACGCGATGCCCTCGTTGATGGCCTCGGTCAAATCCATCATCTCGTCGAGCGGCGCGTCCTCAGCGCTGACGGCCTTCTTCGAGATCGAGTTCACATAGCCGTAGTCCTTGCACGAGAACGCGGCGGTGCTGCGACCGTCGTCGATCTCGTTCGGGACACCCCGCTCCGCGATCGCATCGTCGGGATACGCGAGGCGCATGCGCTTGTCGTAGATGAAGTAGTTCCCCGTAGGCTGCGCGCCGGCGTTGATGACCGGGCAGAGACCGTCGGCGATGTACGCGTCGTTCGCGTACTGCACCGACATGCTCTGAAGCGTCTTCGCGCTGTAGACGTCGGCGCTGCCGACCGAGCGCTGAACGCAGCCGTGGAAGAACGCAGCCTTGGCGGCGCGAACCGTCTCTGGGCTCGCGTGGCGGATCTGCTCGATGAGCTTCTCGTAGGAGAGGCCTCGCGCCGTGCGCTGAAGCCCGAAGATGTCTTGATGTTCCATCTTGATGGTTCTTTCTGCGCTCGCGCGCCTCAGGTCGTGGTCCTGTTCGCCACGCCAGCGAGCGCGAGGCCGAATTTGTCGCCGGCGCTCGCGCTCTGGAGCGCGAAGCCGTAGGTGGGCTTGGGGGTCGTCGCGCCGTTGTCGGCGGTCGCGTTCGTGAAGCCGTCGGCGACGAGCACCTGCTTCGCGCCGCGGGTCACGCCGCCGGTGCCGGCCTCGGCCTCCACGACCGCGTAGGCGAAGAGCGCGACGTCGACGAGCTCGCCGGCGGCGCCGTCTTCGAGCGCGACGCCGATGGCGAGATCGCTGTCGGCGCCGGCGTTGTCGATCTCGGTGTCAGAGCCGCTGAAAACGACGGCGTAGCCCTTCGTCACCGCCTGCCCGGAGGCGACGGCGTACTTCATCGTGACGAGGTTCTGAGCCTGAACAGTGGGGCGGGTTGCCATGTGAGTCTACCTTTCAGCCGACCGTGAGGTCGGGCTCCACGGCGCCAGCCGCGAGCGAGATTGCGGGAGGAGCAGCGGCGTCGTCGACGACCTGCTCGGTGAGGTGAAGCGGCGAGCGCTGCGCGACGAAGCGCGTGAAGAGCTCGGGGTTCGACTTGCGAAGCGCGATGAAGTCGTCCTTCTCGGCGGGCGTGATCTTGGTGCCGACGAGCGCCGAGACTTCGGCCTCGATGAGTCCGGCCTCGGCCTTCTCGGCGCGAGCGACCGCGGCGTCACGCTCGGTGACGAGCGCGCTGTTCTGCTTCTCGACGGCGGCGAGCGTGACGCGCGCCTCCTCAAGCTGCTTCTCGGTGGTGGCGTGCGCCTCTCGCTCTGCGGCGAGAGCCTTCTCATGCTCAGACATGCGTGGCTCCTTCGCGGCGAGTGCCGCATCGGTGGTGGCGTTCTTGACCGCGGCGGCGATGGCCTTGGCCTTCATCTTCGACAGCGCCTCGGGGTTGGCCGGGATCGGCACGACCGAGATCTCGTGAAGCTCGTTGTCGGCGAGCACGTACGTGTCGCGCCCGTCGCGCTTCTCGACGCGGACCGTGTTCGGCACGAAGCCGACGGAGACCGCGCGCAGCTCGCCGTCGCGGACCATCTTCCAGACCTGCTCGGCGAGCGGGTTCTTGTCCTCGGTGACGAACCGGAGCGTGCACTCCAGTTGCCCGTTGACGATCTCGCAGCGCGTCGCGATTCCGATCGGAAGTTCGCGCGAGCGGTGGCCGAAGAGGACTACCGGATTCGACTTGAATCGGTCGAGCCTCCAGGACTGCTCGACGACTTCCTCGTACGAGTCGACAGCGTCGGTCGATGCGACGAAGTCGGCCTCGCGAGCCTCCGCGCGCAGCGCCCGCACGTGCAGACCATGCGATCGTGCAACCAGGGCGCTCTCTGGGTTCTCGTGCATTCGTTGTCTCCGTTCACGGCTCGTCGGCCGCTTCGTCGTCGTCGGACTCGTCGCCCGCGACGTCTGGTGAGCTTTCCGGCGCGCTCTCGGGCTCGTGCTGCGCGCCGATGACCGGCTCATCGCCCTTCGGCTCTGGGATGCCGGCCTCGTCGCGCACGTACGCTTGCGGGATAACCACGCCGGCGCGAGCGAGCTTCTCGATGCCCGCGGCGAACCTGTCTAGGTCGACCGCGTCCTGCGTGTTGAACGCGAGGCGAGGCGGCCGGATGTTCGGCCCGAAGTTGAGCGCCACGAGCGGACGGACGAGGTCGCGCGTCAGGTCGGTTGCGATCTGCTTTGCGCGCGCGTCGCGGAGTTCCTTGCGCACGTCGTTGAGCACACTCGCCTGCGCGTAGCCGCTCGTGTCGCTCGACTGGACCGTCTCGGTCTGCCCGAGGATCGCCTTCGACATCTCGCGCGCGACGGTCTCGTAAAGAGCCTCGTGCATCGGCTTCGTCGTCGCGCCGGGCGCCCACTTGACGTCAATGTCGATCGTCTCGGGAATGCGGGCGACGCCGCTCGCGCTCATCCCGTCGAGCACGTTCACGAGGCCGTCGATGTCTTCCTTCGCCGCGCCCTTCTGATACTTGCCGATGCGCCACGGCTTCCAGGCGATCTCGCCGAGGCGGAGCCAGTCGATCAGCGTCCAGTTTCGGAAGAGCGCCGCCCAGACGAGCACGCGCGCGAGACCTTCGCGGCACGGTACGTCGCCGGTCACGCGCGGCTGGCACGTGATGAACTTGTTCGGGTACGCCTTGCGGAAGTCGACGCCGTCGCCGGTGCCCGTGTCCTTCCAGACGAACTCGCCGTCGCTGGCGCGGAACCCGAAGCGGCGCTGATCGATGTTGATCAACCGCGACGGAACGAGCCGCCCGGACTCGACGGCCCAGACGATCTCGGAGACCGCATAGCCGAGGTAGACCGCGCCGGTCATGTGCGCGACGAGCCGCTGCATGTCGTCGCACTCGCGGAGCACGCGCTCGACGAAGAGCGCCGCGCGACGCTCGCCGGCCTTCGCGTTCTCGGGCAGGAGCAGCGA